GGTGTATACACAACAGAGACCGACCTATCATTCGTCGCGCAAAGTGTTGGTGTAACTACATTAGGGTTAGTAGGGGAAACCCTAAAAGGCCCAGCCTTCGAACCAATTTTCGTAACGAGTTTTGACGAGTTTACAACTCTTTTTGGGGGAACATCTCCTGAAAAGTTTGTGAACACACAAATTCCTAAATATGAGGCGGCGTACATCGCAAAGTCTTACTTACAACAATCTAACCAATTGTTTGTGACTAGAATATTAGGATTATCAGGTTATGATGCGGGACCTTCTTGGTCTATCACCACAATCGCTAACGTGGACCCAAGTACTATTGGTCTTACGGGATCAACGGGAACGGCGTTTGTAATGGACTTCACGGGATCAACGGGAGGTACAGTAACCTTAACACAAAATACAACACCAGATTATGTTTGGGATAATTTGGATACACCATATACTCAAAATAATGGTACAGAGAGTAGTCTTAGATCTGATATTAACTCTCAGTTGATTAGTATTATGAATTTATCTGGTACAACATCTGGAACAAGTTTAAATGTTTATGGTGCAATCAAATCTTCAGATTTGACAGGATCTACTTTAAGTGGGTTTAGTTCGGTTCAAAATGTGTTTGATGTTACTAGTTTAAATTTAGATAATATTGTATTTTCTGCGGATTCTAACGATGAGTGGTATTATGCAACATTCAACAAACCAAACCCTTCTTTAAGTGGTTATACAGGTTATTCTTTAACAACATCAGTTGGAACAATGATTGAGAATCCTTTGGGATCTGGTCAATATCAAGGTACAGTTACAGGAAAAACATATTTATTCTCAGGGGGTTCTTATACAGAATATGATAATGTTGTAGTTGCAACTTTAAGATCAAGAGGTATTAGTTTATACAACTCAACAAGTGCTGGTCCGACTTATCAAGTTACAGGATTAACTGATGTTGAAATTAGTACTGTTGGTTCTTATTCTGCAATTACAAAAAACCCATTCTCAACTTTTGCAATTACGGGTACAACAATAGAAGGTGAGAACTTTTCATTTGAAACTTCTCTTCAGAATTCAGATTCTGAATATCTTACAAAAGTATTTAGTGTTAGTAACTTTGCTAAATTAAGATTCGAGGTTCCGTTATTTGTTGAAGAGGTTTATCAAAATATGTTAAATTATGCTTATAACAAAGGATATATTCGTGGAATAAATACTGATTTAGTTGCATTACCGGGTGCTAGAGGTGCTGGAACTTCATCTTCAATCGCAAACAATTTATTCCAATATCAAAGTCCTGAAACACCTTTTGTTGTTTCTGAACTTAGAGGTAATAAAGTTTATAACTTATTTAAGTTTATTTCTATTTCTGACGGAGATTCTGCAAACGTTGAAGTTAAGATTTCTATAATGAATATGTCATTCAACAATAGTACGTTCGATATCATGGTTAGAGATTTCTTTGATACTGATTCTAATCCTGTTGTTCTTGAAAAATTCACAAACTGTACAATGAACCCTGATAGTAACTCATTTGTCGCTAAAAAAATTGGTTCTTCTAACGGTGAATACCCATTAAACTCAGCATTTATTATGATTGAGTTGTCTGAAGAATTCCCTGTTGATGCATTACCTTGTGGATTTGAAGGTTATGTTATGAGAGATTATTCTGGCGATAATTTATCTCCAGTACCTGTTTACAAAACAGAATATAATTTCCCAGGTCAAGTTATTTATAACCCTCCATTTAATACAACAAACGGTGGATCAAATGTGGTGACAAGTCCTGGAGACAATGTAAGAAGAACTTTCTTAGGATTTTCAAGTTCTCTTGGTATCGATGAGTCATTCTTAATGTTTAAAGGGTTCCAAAATAGTATAAGTCATTGTAATGTTGTAGATGGTACACCTTGGAATACTAAGACTAAAGGATTCCACATGGATTCAGGTGCAACTGTTGTTGAAATCGGAAATGCATTTACAACTAGTGGACAATCTTCTTTCTATGTTGGAGACGCAAGTTTCAATTCAGAACCAACAAGTCCTGAAAATCCATATTATAGATTATATGCTAGAAAATTCACTTTGTGTTTTGCAAAAGGATTTGACGGATGGGATATCTATAGAGAATCAAGAACAAATGATGACGATTTTATCTTAGGTCGTCCTGGTTATTTAGCGGGAGCTTGTCCTACATCAAGATATCCATCTGCAACAGGATGGGGAGCGTTTAAAAATATATCAATTGGTGGAGATGATTCAGATTGGGCAAACACCGACTATTATGCTTATCAATTGGGTATTGCAACATTTGCAAATCCTGAAGCAACTAATATTAATGTGTTCGCTACATCAAGTATCGACTATGTTAATAATAGTAATTTAGTTGAAGGTGCTATCAACATGATTCAAGACGATAGAGCTGACTCAGTTTATATCTGTACAACACCTGACTACGATATGTTCCTACCAACAACAACTGATAACTTAGGATTAATTTTCCCAACAGAAGCGGTTGATAACTTAGAACAAACTGGCATCGATTCAAACTACACAGCAACTTACTATCCTTGGATTCTTGTAAGAGATACTGTTAACAATACACAACTTTACATCCCACCAACAGGTGAGGTTTGTAGAAACTTAGCATTGACTGATAACATTGCATTCCCTTGGTTCGCATCAGCGGGTTACACAAGAGGTCTTGTAAATTCAATCAAAGCGAGAATTAAATTAACTCAAGAAAACAGAGATACTTTATACAAAGGTAGAATTAATCCTATCGCAACTTTCTCTGATGTCGGAACAGTAATATGGGGTAACAAAACGTTACAACAAGCTGATTCAGCATTAGACAGATTGAACGTGAGAAGACTTTTACTTCAAGCTCGTAAATTGATTTCAGCAGTAGCAGTAAGATTATTGTTCGAACAAAACGACGAGATTGTAAGACAACAATTCTTAGATAGTGTTAACCCAATCCTTGACTCTATTAGAAGAGACAGAGGTATCTACGACTTCCGTGTGACAGTTTCATCTTCACCTGAAGATCTTGATAGAAATACACTAACAGGAAAGATTTATCTTAAACCAACGAAAGCTCTTGAATTCATCGATATTGAATTCTTAATCACACCAGCGGGGGCAACGTTTGAAAATATCTAAAATTAATTGGGGGGACTAGTTCCCCCCTTTAGCCAATTATGAAGAAAGAATTTAAAGAAGGGTTTGATTCCAAAGGTTCTCCAGATATGAAATATTACGCGTTCGATTGGGACGATAATATTGTTCATATGCCGACTGAAATTGTTTTAAAAGATGATGAGGGTGAGGAGGTTGGTATGTCGACTGCTGATTTTGCGGAGTATAGAACAAAGGTTGGAAAGGGTGATTTTGATTATGACGGACACACTATTGTGGGGTTTGCAGAAAATCCTTTTAGAAACTTCAGAACTGAGGGGGACAAACAATTTATAATTGATGCGATGAAGGCTAAAGTGGGACCTGCATTTGACGACTTTAAAGAGGCGATTAATAACGGATCGATTTTTTCTATTATCACTGCGAGAGGACACAATCCTAACACATTAAAACAAGCGGTTTACAATTACATAATTAATGATTTCAATGGTATCAGTAAGGAAGAGTTAGTGAAGAACCTAAGAAAGTATCGTTCGTTTGTGGGTGAAGAAGAAATGACGGACAATGAATTAATAAAAACGTATTTGGAACTCAACAAATATCATCCTGTTTCTTTTGGAGACGAGGGTGGTGCGACCAATCCTGAAGAAGCTAAAGTTACTGCGATGGAAGGATTTGTTGACTACATAAAAGGACTAGCGGCATTATTTAATAAAAGAGCATTCTTAAAAAAGGATATTGCTAATAAATTTACTCCTACTATTGGCTTTTCAGATGATGATATAAGAAATGTAGAAGTAATGAAGAAAAGGTTTGATAAAGATCCAGATAATATAGTTAAAACTTATTATACTGGTACTGGAAAGAAATCTAGAATGAAATAATGAATACTTTTTTTTGACGATAAAGTAAAGAGAAAAAAATTATTCGAGATATATTTATACTTATAAACACAAAAAGAAAAAAATAATATACTATGGCTGACTTACTGATGAAAATGCCTATACCTTACGAACCGAAACGTCAGAATCGATTCATTTTGAGATTTCCTTCGACATTGGGTATTAATGAGTGGTTTGTGGAGTCTGCAGCAAGACCTCACATAACAATCGGAGCTACAGAGATTCAATTTTTGAATACCTCTACTTACGTTGCTGGTAGATTTAACTGGCAACCAATAAACGTTACATTCCGTGATCCAATTGGACCATCAGCGGCTCAAGCTCTTATGGAGTGGGTACGTCTACATGCAGAATCTGTTACAGGTCGTATGGGATACGCAGCGGGTTACAAAAAGGATATCGACCTTGAAATGTTGGATCCAACAGGAGTGGTTGTTGAGAAATGGATTCTTTACGGAACTTTCTTAACAGACGTTAACTTCAACGCTTTATCGTATTCACAAGATGCTTTAGCGAATATCA